GAGTGAAAGGAAGCAATATTCTTGAATCAGGTATTTTCATTAGAAAGGTTAAAGGGTAATAAAATGAGATGTCAGTATTGTGGTGAGGAACTTAAATTTGAAAGAGGTCGGGGGTGGATTCATACGGACGGCGGGTTATATAAGCAGTATTGTCCTATGTGTGGTTGGAAAGGCGGTGCTTATCCACCTGCTACGTATTGTCCCGTTTGTGGGTTTGGAGAGATAAGAGACGATCACATCGCCAGACCAGTCCCACCAAAGGACTAATAGATAAATAAAGGAGGAAACTAATGGCTTATTTATTTAAAGTTAAAATGAATCCTATCCAGGATACCTATTTGTCAAAGTCTGAAGAGTTTTTTGTGGCTGTGGATGGTGTGGAAACTTCACATTCTTCGCCTTATGCTATTGCCTATGAGATGGCTGTATCAGAAGCAACCCACAGATATCCTTCTCTTAGGATTAGTTTGGTTGAGTTACTGGCTGAGCCTATTTATGTAGTTTTTCGTAATGATAAACCAAAGAGGTTAGTGGAGAAAGTAGATGTTAAGAAGAGTTAAGCCAAAGCATCTTAAACATATTTTTTCTATCCGTTGCTCAAATTGCGGAGAAGAGATTTGGGGTAGAACTAAAAAAGAGGTAGTTGATAAAGCAGATTATGGTGAGTGGCGGTATTCAGACGCTGGCGGGGATTTTATCTGTGGGAAATGTAGGAATAGAGTTAAGTTTAAAGAGGTGAAAAAATGAGTGAAAGAAATGGAGAGTTTGCTGAAGAGGTAATTACCTTTCCGCCTGGATTTAGGTTATTTACTAAGGTTAGACGTGATAAGTCTGTGAGTTCTAAGCGCATGATGTGTACTTTTTCTAAGAACAGAACTATCATTTTTAACAAGAAGGCCTCATTCTATATCTTTGGTAATAATAGAAAGAATGTTGGTTGTCTTGTTGCGTATAATCAAGTACAGAAGACTTTAGCGGTCAAACCACTTCCTTATATGCTTAAGTCACCAAAGACATATAAGATATTTGCCGTTGGTGGGTATAAGGATTCTGCTTCTATTTGTTTTGGTGCTCAATCTAAATCTTGGGGAATTCCTATGGTAGGGCAGTCACGTCCATGCTATTGGGATGATAAAAATGGTTTGATGATGGTTTCGTTGGTTGGCTTAGATGTATAAGAAAGTTGATATATCAAGTAAAGACGATTTAAGAGTGCTTAGATTAAAATCTTTATATGAGAATATGATTCATGAACATACAGGTAAGGCTGCTAATTTCAATGTAGATAAGAGTACTGCTCTTGGTAGGAAAAATTACGAGAAGTTTCTTTGGGTGATAAATAAATGTAGGGAGTTAGAAATAGCCTATGAAGATTACCTGGCGGTTTTGTTTCAATCACCTACTGGTAAGTCAACTTGGAAATATCCGTATCTTCAATTTATAGCTTCCTCTGCTGGCGTGGACGTCTATCAATACAGGCGTGCTGTCATAGAGCGGAGTTTTGCTCATAAAAATATAGATGTTGTAAGGTTTTCACCCATTAACATGGAGAATAGATTTGTGAATTGCTATGTTGGCGGTTTTAGATTGATTAGCGGCTTGCCTTTAGTAGAACAAAATAAGTTGGCGGAATCGTTGGTAGATTTATTTTCATTATTTATAGCATTTCCAGATGTCTTTTCTCAGGAGTTTATTGCTACTCATTCGTTATTAGAAGATTTTTTAAGTTTGAAAGGAGGTGATGATGTTGCCGAGATTCAGGCGAGTGTTAATGTGTATATTGGTAATGTCTATAAGAGATTGAAGAAGGATAAGGGATATTACAATTGGATTAAAAAAGCAAAGGAAGTTACTTTGTCATATGAAAAGCCTTTGGTAGCTGAGATGTTTGGTGATTGCGAGAGAATATGGAAACTATTAGTTTAGATACCACTATACCACCAGAGTTCCAGATAGAAGTCCTTGGTATGTTTATTAAGGATAGGTATATAACAAGTAGATTCGTTGGTGTGCTTTCTGAGGAATATTTTGATAATCCTATTCATAAGGTTATTTTTAGATTAGTTCAAGATTACTATAATAAATATCTTAAGTTGCCGTCTCGTTTAATAGTTGAAAGAGAGCTTGGTACTTGGATGAATGATAATAAGGACGGTATTATCGTTCCTGCTGATTATTTCTGGCAAGAATTGTCTCGGTTATATGCTGTGCAGACTTCAGAACAAGATTACTTGATAGATAAAGTTAGAGACTTTATTTATAGGATACAGCTTGTTAAATTGGCTAAGACAGCAGTTGATGTAGCCAGGAGTAATGATAATGTTAGGTTTGACCCAATAGTTGGTGAGGTTAATCGATTGTTTAGTTCTTACGTTGGTGACGTTGTAAGTACTAAAGCTGAATTTCTTCTGGCAGATGCTAATTCAAGAGTTTATGAAAATCCTTCCATTTCAAAAGTGCCCACAGGATTTAGGACTCTTGATTCTGTTCTTGGAGGCGGACTTGGGAAAGGAGAGCTTGGAGTAGTTATGGCTCCTACTGGAGCTGGCAAATCATTTTGGTTGGTTACCGTAGGAGCAAATGGATTGAAAATGCAGAAGAAGATATTACACATAACTTTAGAGCTATCAAGGGAAAATGTGATTCGTAGATATGAATCTTATGTATCAAATATCCCAAAGAGTCAGCTTCATATTTATTCAGATAGAGTGAGAGAGAGATTGGTTAGAATTAGGAAGTTACTTGGGACGTCAGATGTTTTGGTAATTGAGTACCCTTCACGTTCGTTGAGTGTAGATGAGTTGCGTGCCTTGCTTGTGCAACTTCGATCCGTAAATAATTTTTTCCCTGATTTATTGTTAATTGATTATGGAGATATATTAAAACCTGTATTGACATATAAAAATGAGCAGGGGTGGGAGCAACTTGGTTTCATATTTGAGAAGTTAAGAGGCCTGGCGCAGGAATTCGATATCCCAGTATGGACAGGTAGCCAAACTACAAGTGATTCAGTTAAAAAAGAGATTATCACTATTACAGATATAGCAGGGAGCTTTCAGAAGGTGCGGATAGCAGATGTGGTGCTTGCTATTTGTAGAACTTTATCTGAGCAGCAGGTAGGACGTGGTAGGTTTTATTTAGATAAGAATCGTGATAATCGTGGGAAGGTTATAATTCCTTTTAGAGAAGATTTTGATACGGCGAGATTTTGGGAGGAAACAGGTGCGGTGTCTGTGGCTGTGGGAGATGGTGATATTGTGGAGTTCAGCGGTGTTGAAGAAAGCGAAGAAAAGTGAAAAAAATCGTATTTATACCATATCTTATGTGAGGTAAGAAGAAATGACTGCTGGTTGTGAAACTTGTAAATTTAAAGATAAAACTAAGATAGTTCCATGGGAAGGAGATTTGGAGTCTGCTAAGCTTGTCGTGGTTGGCCAGAACCCTGGAAGCGAAGAGTTAGTTCAACTCCGTCCTTTCGTCGGGCCTTGTAGTTGGTTTTTTGAAGCTCTTGAGAGAGTAACAAATATTAAACGTAGTGAGTGTTTTATCACAAATTCAGTAAAGTGTGGGGGAGATGAAATACCATCAGATGTGCTTTCGGCTTGTAGGGAGCAGTGGAAGGAAGAATGGGAAGGGATTAAAGCTGAAGGTAAAAAAATAGTGTTGCTTGGAGAGTATGGTGCTGAACAGCTTGGGGTGCAGAAGTTAAAGCGTGGTATGGCTGCATCTGTTGATAATATGGTAGTTCTTCAGTTGTTTCACCCAGCATGGGCATTATATTCTGGCAATAAGTTATTTTATGAGAATAATCTTAAATTGGTAAACAATTTGATGTTAGTTCCTGACCATGCGTTTCCTAATATTTTAATTGAGTATCCACGTTCTGTAATTGATTTTGCTTCTGCAGTGAGTTATTTTTTAAGTGATAATTGTGAATCGTTCGCTTTTGACGTTGAGACATCAGGACTTGACCCGTTTTTGCAGTCATCTAAGATTCGTTCGCTGGCTCTTTCTGATGGTAAGAGAAATGTGGTTATTGATTTTGATTTATTTGGCAGCTTAGATGATGTTAAAGGATTGTTAATCGATTTATTCTCTTCTAATAAGCGTAAGGTAGCTCATAATGCTCAGTTTGATATGCTTTGGTTACTCAGATTTCTTGGGTTCGTTCCTAAATCAGTAGTGTTTGATACTATGATTGCCGAAAGTTTGTTATCTAAAGGTGTGGCGTCTTCACTAACTCTTAAACAATTAGTGTTTGAGTATGAGCCAGAATTTTTTAGATATGATGATAATGTAGATTTTTCTGATGCAAATCAGGATTGGAAGTTGGTTTTGGTTAAAAATGGGTATGATGCCTTTCTGACGTATAAGATATACAAAAAATTAGAGAATAAGATTGAAGAAGAAGGATTAAGTTTCTTATTTTATGATATTTTGATGCCGGCGGTAGCTGGTTTGGTGAATATTGAAAATAACGGATTTAAAATTAATATAAACGCTGTGTCCGAAGAGAAAGACAAGCTGATGGAACAGATATTAGAAATCGAGAAAAGATTGAAGGATAGATGTGTTAGTCTTGGGATAGATGTGGCTGATTTTTCTTTGAATTCTCCTTTCTTCTTGAGAAAGCTGTTTTTTGATGGTTTGAAGTTGAAGTCAATATCTATGACCAAAAAGGGCGCTCCTTCGTTGAATGCTGAAGTTCTTACTAAGTATGCAGAAGATGGCCAAGAAGAGGCAATGGAAATAGTTAAATATAGAAATATGAGCAAACTTATTAGTACATATTACGAGAATTACATTGATATGGTCGACCCCGATGGGTTTATTCATCCGTCGTTCAGTATGGTTCAAACTGCTACTGGAAGATTGTCATCTTTTAAACCCAATATACAGAATGTACCAGATGAGGTTAGAAACATATTTGTTAGCAGGTTTGAACATGGCAAAATAGTAGAAATTGATTTTAAACAGATTGAGATGCGAATAATGGCAATAGTTGCTGGTGACAAGAATCTTATAGAAATTTTTAGAAGAGGCGAAGACCCGCATGCCGCAGTTGCTTCTGAATTGTCCGGAATTCCTATTGATGAGATTTTAAATAGTCATTCTTATCTTAGGAGTAAGGCTAAGGCCGTTAATTTTGGGCTATTATATGGTATGAGCGTATATGGGCTTGCCGCCAGGGAGAAGATGTCTTTTGATGAGGCTGAGAGCTATTTAAAGCGGTATTTTGATAAATACCCTATGGTAAAGAGATGGCAGGAAGATAGGAAGCGTGAATGTGATTTATATAGAAGTGGGAGTTCCCTACTTGGTAGGAAATGGGATTTTACATTATCTAAGTCTGATGATTTGTATAGTAAGGCATTTAATTATCCGATTCAATCTTTGGCATCTGATGTTAATTTATATGTTCTTGGAATGATAAATCAACTTATTGAAGATATGTATATGGAGACAAAGATGGTTGCTACCGTCCATGATTCAATAGTGTTTGATAGTCCAGCTGAAGAGATAGAACAGCTACGTGCTTTGGTAAATATAGTTATTGGTTCTCTACCAAGAGTTTTTAGCTGGATGGTAGTTCCAATGGAGGTTTCGTTTAAAGTTGGTGAGAATTGGGGTGTTTAGAGGAGGTTTGATGTGTTAGTTATGACCATTGCTTTTGTATTGATAATGATTTCGTTGGTGCTTTTATCTATTTTGCTGCATTCTGTATTCTATGAAATTAGTTATGGGAAAGAACGTAAGAAATTTTTTATTGGTGGTTTAGCTGTTTTTTGTCTTCTCGCTACATTTCTTATTCTATTGTGATGGAGGTTTAAATGAAGGTAGTAGGATTTATAGACAAATACAGATATGTTTTGCATGATAATAACTCTGATGATTGTTATTATATCAGGATAAACAAAAAACGACCTGATTGTGCTACCAGGTTTGCATTAGCCGCTATAACAGGATTAGATATTGATGATGTTAGTGGTGCCGGATATATGGTAGATTTTATTGAGGTAGAAAGAGAACTTGATGATAATTATTTAAGTACGCATAGGTTTTTTATTGGCAAGAATGTTAGTAAGATTATTTTTCTGTGGGGTAAGAATAATATGGCTGAGATTTGGGAAAGGAAGAGCTATGTAAACGAGAAGTTAAGATTTTCATTAATGGCTGGCAGTAAGAGTTTGTTTAGTAGGTGGAAGCGTTTAAAATCAGATATGGTTACTTTTCTTTAGGAGGATTGATATGGAGGTTTTTCTTATATCAGACACCCACTTTGGTCATTCAAATATCGTAAGGTATTGTAATCGACCATTCGTAGATGTTGAAGAAATGAATGAGGCTCTTGTGAAGAATTGGAATGATAAAGTAGGGAAGCACGATATGGTTTGGCATCTTGGTGATTTTTGCTGGACACGGAAAGCTATTAACGAGATAGTTCCTCGTCTTAATGGCAATATCAAACTTGTGTTTGGTGGGCACGATTATTCTTATTTGAATGCTTACAGAAGATTACAAAACGTAGAGGTCTGCATGCCTCTTGTGGTAAGGGAGATAGCAGGCATCTCAGTTGTGCTATGTCATTTTCAATTAGTTTCGTGGGAGCGCAAACATTATGGTGCATACCATTTTTATGGTCATGCTCATGGTAAGTCTATGCCTATCAATATGTCCTGGGATGTTGGGGTGGATGTTAACTCTTTTTCTCCGATACATATACTTGAGGCTGCTTCAAAAGCAAGTTTGGTGGGTTTGTAGGAGTAGTAATGTTATTAATGAAAATAGTACTTATTGTTGGGTGGCTTGGGTTTTTGGTTAGCGTTAGATATTGTGTTATACTTTTAGGTAAGTTGGAAGAAGAGAGGAGACTTAGATATGTTTGTATGGTTTTATATCTTTTTACTTCTTCTTCATCTTTTAGCTTGCCGCCGTCTGTTGAAGTTAATAATAGTGAAAAGAGTAATGTTTAAATTTTAGGAGGAAAGATGAGTGATAATGATGGTGAAATAACTATCACTTTCGGAGATGAAGTATACCGTGGGAATTATGTGAAGGATTTACAGATTAGCGAATTTGATATTAACTCGTGCCTTGTTACTCAGCCTGCGTTATATGTGTTTTGGAGTAAGATGGCAGCAATAGCACGAACTATTTATGATAAAGCTAAGTTTGACCTTGAGAAGTATGAAGCTCAGCTATATTCTTACCTTAAGTCAGAAAAAGAGAATAGAGGAGAGAAGGTCACTGAAAAACAGCTTGAGAGCTTAGTAAGGCTTGACCCAAGAAGGCAAGAATTGTTTAATACTATGCTCAGGGCTCGTCTTCAATATGACCATCTTAATGCAATTAGGGAAGCGTTTTCCATTAGAACTAATATGCTGATGTCTTTGTCTGCTAATTTAAGAGAAGAACAGCAAACATCTCTCTCAGTATATTCTAATGATAATGAAAAGATTTCCCTATCTAATGTTAAGAATTTAAGGAAGGATATGCGGGCTAAATTGTTAGTAGAAAAAGCTGAGGAAAATAAGTGAAAAATTTTAAATTTTGACCATATATTATATGGTTAGGAGGTTAAAAGATGGATGATAAGAAAAGACAAATGCTTCAAAATGAAGCGGAGGCTTTGAAGCAAAGAGACAAGACTCCGGTGAATTTTTGGAATCCCAAGCCTGGCGTAAAGTCAGTCATTAGGATACTCCCTGGAAAGGATTATCTAACTAATCCAGAATCGATATTTTTTAAAAAGATTAAGGTTCATTGGGGAGTTGGGCCTGAGAAGAGGAGGGTGATGTGTCGGCAAACACTCACACAGCAGAAGGAGCCTGTTTATTGTCCTGTTTGTGAATGGGCGGCATCTCTGCAGAATTCTAACAAGAAAGAAGATGTTGTTCTTGGTAAAGAGTTACAAGCACAAGATAGGTATGTGATGAACATAATAGATATCGCTGAGCCAGAAAAGGGAGTGCAGATATTTGAGTGCGGCAAGGGATTGTTTAATGATATTCTTCAGCTCTTTCTTGATGAGGAATATGGTGACATTGATGATTTGAATACCGGCCGTAATGTGAAAATAGAAAGAGTTGGTTCTACAAAATTTGATACCAGGTATTCGGTTATGCCAGCCGCTCAGCAATCTCGTGTCAATCCTCGGGTAATGGAAAAGGTATATGACCTCGACGTTCTTTATAAAGTTCCAGAAGTTGATGAGCTTGTTGCTATCCTTGAGGGGCGTGGAGAAGATGAGATTGGTGAACAGGAGGCTTCAGACGATTTTGTAGTTCAAGATATTGGAAATGAGTCTTTTGAAGTTCCTGCTCAAAAACCTCAGTCACCTTCTTCAAAGCAAGTTCCTGATATAGATATTGATTTTAATGAAAGTGCTGAAGTTGCCCCACCTTCTACCGTTAGTCGTGAGTCTCATTTGAGTGCGTTGAGGAAAGAGATTCAAGGAAAGAAATAATGAAAAAGGGTCGGAAGTGTCTTAAGATTCTACTTTCTTTTAGTGTCTCAAAAATCCCCCCCTTTGCTTCCGACCCTTTCTCTCTTTTTTGGAGATAAGATGGATAGAGACAAAGAATTTGCTGCATTGAAAAAAAGTCTTAGTGCTGTTGATTTTAGTAAAGAAATGGCCGTTAAAGGTATTTCCACAGGTGTGGTAGCTATTGACTTGGCGACATGCGGTGGAATACCTGAGGGAAGATTCACTGAAATATTTGGTGAATGGCAAAGTGGGAAATCCTTGCTTATGTATCAGACAATAGTCCAATGTCAAAAGAATGGTGGCGTCGCCTTGCTGTTTGATTCAGAAAGAGCCTTTGATACAAGATGGGGCGGAACGTTAGGCATAAATCTTAATGAGTTGCTTTTATTTAATCCGTGCTCATTAGAAGATGCTTTTAGTGGAATGGAAAATGCTATAAAGGCCGTTAGGGGCGGTAGCTTTAAGGATTCCCCTGTTTTAATAGTATATGATTCGTTAGCCGCATCGGTAGCACAAGCAGAACTCAAACAGACATTTGGGCAACCGGAGATGGCCTTGAGAGCAAGAGTTATCTCTTCTGCCTTGAGGAAAATGACAAACTTGATAGCAGATTATAGAGTTGCATTGGTTTTTGTTAATCAGCTTAGGTCGAAGGTTGGAGTAATGTTTGGGCCAACGACTGATACCACTGGTGGTAGAGCACCAAAATTTTATGCTACATTGCGTATGGAGATGAGGAAGAGAAATAGGATTAAGAAGGATGATAATGTCGTTGGTGTTTCTGGTGAGATGGAAGTAGTTAAGTCAAAGATTGGTGTACCGTTCAGACGTGTTGAATTTGATTTGCTGTTTGATAAGGGAATTCCCAGATTGTCCGGTTTGCTTGATTACCTTGTTAGATATGGAATTATAAAGCAGAGTGGGGCTTGGTTTCAGTTTAAAGCAAAGAGGTTTCGCTCTTCTCAATTTGAATCTATATGGAGCGAAATAGAAGAAGATGTTATGAATGCTTATAGAGAGTTGGTTGAGTCTCCAGCTATGATTGAAGTAGATGTTTCTGAGTCTAACGTTCAAGCTGATGAGGGTGAGGTATGAAAACTATTCCTTCTATCTTAAGACGTAACCTTGTTATTATTGATGGAAATAATATGTGTTGGCGTGGGTTTAAAAGAACCGTTCTTACGTCAAGTAATGGTAATGGAGTCGATCTTGTTTTTATGTCGCTTAGGATGCTGCTTTCTTATTTTAGTTTGGCACAGGAAAATGGGGATATGGTTATCGTTTGGGATGGTGGCAGGGATAAAAGAAGATTGGAATTATTTGCCGAATATAAGCACAGAAAGAAACCATATACCGAATCAGAAAAAAGAGATTTTGAAGAGTACAAAAGACAGCAGTATATATTTAAAGAGCTTATTAGTAAAATGGGGATTACGCAGATATTGTGCGGTGGTAGAGAGGCTGATGATGTGATAAATACCATCGTAAGGAAAAGAAATATTTATTCCCCTATATTACTTTGTAATATAGGGGAATTTGGAGAGGCTGTTTTAGTAGAAAGTACTCGTTCTTATAATGGTACTATTTATATAGTTTCTAACGATTTGGATTATTCTCAACTTCTTGAGTGTCCTGATGTTCTTTGGTACAACCCCAATTCATCTGTCGCTATGTCTAAAGATGATGTGTATAGGACGTATGGGTTTTTACCAGAAGAATATCCTCTTTATAAGGCTATTGTCGGTGGACATGATAATGTACCAGGCGTTCATGGAGTCGGGCCGGTCATAGCTAAAAAATATCTTAAGTATTTAAGGGAAGGAAGCGAAATTGATTTTAGTAAGATGGGTAAAGTTATGTCTGATTTAAGTTCTGCTGTGTTTTTAGGAGTAGTATCAGAGGCAATGGAAATATCAAAGTTCCTTGAAGTACCAGATTTGGAGCTCAGTGAAGGAGTTACTATTCCGTTTTTATATGGAAGAAATGTAATTGAGTATGGTAGATATGTTAGGTCTTTACTTGAAGATTTGGAGTTTACTTCTATTATTGATAGGTTTCAAGAGGTGGTTCAGCCTTTATATGATTCGGTTTCTGCTCTGATTCATTCGTTAGATAGTAATGATAAAT